AAGCACCATCTTTACCGTTACCAAATGATGCGGTCGTTGTTGACGGGGAAGAACTAACCCAATCAGTACCATTTGAGGTCATTACATTACCTGATGTCGATGGTGCAACGCTTGGCACATTGTGCGAATCGTTTATAGCCTTTGCTGTTGCAAACTTAGCATCATCTGTACCTGTGTCTAACTCCGCACCTGACGCTTTTACAGGAAGTGTTTGGTCTCCTGTATTTGTACCTGAGCTTGTACCCGTGTGCGTACCAGTTAGATTAGTAGCTGAAATAGCACCAGTAAACGTAGCTCCTGAGAGTTCCGCCTTATCGTCATTTAAGTTCGTTACTGCGTCCTTAATGCCCTGTAACGCGTCAGAACCGCTTGTAGCTGATGTTTGTGATGTGATTGGTGTTATGTCTGCCATAGTTATGATTTTAGATCATTTGTTAAAGTGTCGCCGTCACCTGAAATATCCCACGGTTCTGCTTCTGCCCATGGGAAAGTACTCGAAACCCATAAATAGCTAATACTTTTACTATCTGACGTAAATGTACCTGCACTACTAGGAGAGTCTTTTGTGAGCGTGTCAGATGATTTTGTGTCATATGTAAAAGCCATGTTATATAGAGTTTACTGTTTCAGGCGTAACAACATCGGTCTTTAAATACCGCTTGTTGTACCATTCCTGCATATCTTTAATTATTCCTTTGATGTTTCCACCATTTCCGTATAAGTCTGTTCGTAAAGTCACCGCCAAGTCAGGACGGTAGAGTGAGCAGTACTCGTAAGAAGCACCCTTTGAGATAAGTTGGTGATATGGAGAAGCGAAACCCGGTTCTTGTGTGTCAGTTCCTGTAGTAGCAAATTCTTTAGGCTCTCGGTAAAACTCCACGTATACTTTAGCCCCTGCGTATACTTGTGCTGCGGTAAACTTAGGGTAAATATCTATTGAGTTAGCCCGTGGGTCATATCGTGGTGCAGATCTACTAAAAAGATTATCAACATTTGGGTCTTTTCGTACCGTTGTATATTCTGGGTCAAGATAGGTGTCAATTGGAGTTGCTGGAACGTAGTTTGTACCATCGTATGAGATACCTACCTTTTTAATCTTTAAGAGTTTTTCCGTAGAAGCAAACACATAGTCACGGTCTGTAGTTCCCGGATATGTACCTGATGGATATGTAGTCCATGCTGGATCGTCAAAGTCCCAACCTGATTGCGCTTTAATGGCGATTGAAGCACCGATTTTAGCCCATTTGTTACTCCAACGTGTGAACTGTTGAAGGAGTACAGTATTTGAGGTAATACCTGTAGCTCCCAATCCACAAATGTCTTCACATTCTTGCAAAAGACCAGATCTGTTTGTTGTGTCGTTAAATTGCATGGTGTTTTTCTAGTTTCCTAGTCCCAACCTCCCACTTTTTGAGAGATTGGATTAAGAAGCTACGTTTGATTATTGATAATTTTATAACAGTGAGCTATGAATATTTCTCTCGGTAATGCTAATTTCATGGTGTTACAAATTGCACAACATGAGACCACATTATCTAAAGAATACCCCTTACTACTATCAATTCTATCTAAACCAATTGTTGCCACCTTATCTCCACAATAGAAGCAAGATTTTTGCCAAAATGTCAGAAATTCTTCTTTGGATAAAGAAAACCCAATATTTCTTTTTTTCGCACCGCTTTTATATTGAGCAAACTTAACCTGTTCTGGTTTGCCGTCTCTATATATTCGGGCGCAAAATTTACATTTTGGTTTTACTCCTATTGGTCGGTCTGGTCTTTTATCGTATTTAGATAAAAGTTTCCATTCGTTACAGACGGGACATAACTTTTTGCCATCTTTGAGTACAAGGATACCACTATTGGTTTTATTAAGATGAATGCCTTTGTTTCCTAGACCAATCATCCTTTTTTGTTCCTCAGTTTTCGGTACTCCTTTTACAAACATATTTGACAAATGTTGTTAAAATCAGTCTGGTATGACAGCTGTCGCAACCGCCCCGATAGCTGTATATCCGTTACCCATCCACCCGATTGTATTATCAATCTTAGTGAAATAGTGAATTTGAGTATCAGTGAAAAGGTACTCTTTTGTTCCGTCGCAATCTTCCGAGTTAATTTCTTCTGCTGATGAAGCGGGTGTTCGCACCTCGAAGTTTGCGCCAGCTGATCCAATCACGAGGATTTGATGACCATTTGGAACACTTGCAAGTGAAGGAAGGACAATAAAGTCATTCGCATCGTTGGTAACACCTTGTACTTCTACAACTTTTGTGAGAGGGGGGATTGAATTACCTGTTCCTTGTGCTGCCGCAGCGATAAGGATTACTGGTGTTACTTCTACTCCGTCTACTCGTGGTGTGTTTGATAGATATCCTGCCATAATTTATATGATTAAGTTATTAAAACCAACCATTAAAGTTAGGCAACGAGTACGTCAAACAATACAGGAACCATCTTTGTCCACGCTTTGAATTTAGAGTCAATTCGTGATTCGAGACCAATACCTGAAATCTGTGCACCTGAAACTACTGGATTTACGATAGTCTTTACTTTTCCGTATGTAGACTTACATACACCTACAGCAAATGCTTTTTTAACACCTGCAAATACGTGTCCTGAAGTGTGCTTAGAAGATGAGTAGTGCTCAACTCCCATATACTTGAAGCCTTGTTTAATGCCATTTTTGAGAGCATCGTCAGCTGTGTTGAAACCTTCTGATGAAGCAAGTGTTTCCACAAGTTCAAAGTCTGCTTCTCGCCAGATGATAAATGCACCATTTCGTGCCATCATTTCACCACCTCCAGCTTCACGAATTTCTCGCTTAATACCAGTGATGATTTTCTTGATATTTGATGTTGCAACGGTAATATTACCTGCTGATCCACCAATACTTGCATTGTCAAAGTTCGTCCACTGTGCATGTTCTGCGAGCATGGCTGTTTCCATTTTCTCGTTTAACATGATTCCTACATTGTCAGCAACTTCCATCCAGTCAGAGAATGTTTTTTGTGCTAAATCTGCGTCGTCAATTACTGGTGCAGAGTAAACATAATCTGTAATAGAAACTGTGTCATCTGTAGTTGCAACTGCGTAAGGGGTATAGCCTGTGCCACGTGTACCTGTTCCTACTGTTGCATCTGTCAAGTAAGGATTTCTCCAAATACCTGAATCTGTATACTTAACGAGACATACTTCTTTCCACACCATAGGCGCAGAGAGTCGTTCTTGTAACTTTGTCTCGTATTCAATTGTTGGGATTACTGCCATTTTGTTGTTTAGTTATTTTTTAATAACCAGACAACTTAATTATGAATTATAGAAAATTCCTTTATTTTTACTTTTTTCGATTTTAGCGTTCACTACTTTGATTCGCATCTCTTGAGGTACTTCCTCAATAGGTTTAGATAACCAATAATCTACGCTGTCTGTAGGAACTCCACCTGACCGTGTACCTTTTATAGTCGCTTCAGATGTTTTATTTATCTCTCTAAAAGTCTTGAGACGGTGTTGGAAGTATTCATTTTCAAGGAGAGACTCTAAGTCTTGTCCTGATTTCTTCATTTCCGTCTTTACAAAGTCAAATTCTTTTGTTCCTTTTACACCATTTGCAGTAAGAAAGGCTTTTACATCATAACCAAAATCGTCTGATTTTTTGCTTGGCTTCACATCTTCAACGATTCCTAGTTTTTTAGCTAGTACTTCTCGTTGTCGTGTAAGTCTTGCATACTTTGCTTCAGGAGTTTCCTCAAATTTCTTTGTCTCTCTCTCTGTAGCGGTAGATTCATCGTTCTCGGTTTCGACTTGAGTTTCCTCTACGTCTTTTTCGATTACTTCTTCATTTTTTACTTCCTCATTATCCATAATGATATGTTTTTGTTAGTCATTCAGGAAGGAATGATACTTTTAGTTTTGATTTTTGTCGGAGAATCAGAACTCGTTACTTTAATAATACTACTTTGACTATTCGTAAGCAATAGTCACATCCGCTGTTCCACCAATTGTCACATACAAACCATTGTTAAATGCTTCACCACCAAAATCAATTGTTCTTTCTCCTGTTGTTGCTACCGCTGAGAATGTGATTGTGTTGTGCATTAACCTTCCTGTTGAGCCAGTACCAGATGCAAGCGTTGACGCTCCCCAAGCATAGTTACCCAATGTCTCCGTTGTTGCAATTGAGTTTCCTGATGTTCCAAGTGTCTTAGCAAGAACAACCTGAGCTGTGTCGGTATTTGTTGTTGCGTATACCTGTGGATGTTCGTATGTACCCGTTGAGTAATCAGTACCAGCGAGACCAGATGCGTTTATAGCCTTTTTAATATTGTCTAAGAATACTGCTTCTGATGTAACCCATTTAACTTGGTAAGGAACTGCTGTTGCGCCTGATGTCTCAGAAAGTTCCAATACTGCTGTGTATGTAATGTCCCCAATGGTGAATGTAGCATTATCACTTGTCACCGCTGGGTTAGAGTTTCCTGTGCCACCACCAAATGTAGTATCTGCAAATGATGTATTTGCCATAGTTTCTGTTGTTGCTAAAGCATTTACAACTGCTGTCGCCGCTGCATCACCTACTGTTCTTGAAACAAAAGTCTGAACCGTATCTGTGTTTGTTGTCGCAATCAAATAAGGATGTGCCTCTGTTCCTGTCGAATAGTTTGTACCTGCTGTACCTGTAGCGTTTACCGCAAGTTTCAAATTATCAAGCATTGCAGCTTCATTCGCGCCCTTTTTAACTTGGTATGCAATTGCATCTGCTCCATAATTCTCTGACAATTCGTCCACAATAGTATATGTGATAGAACCTAATGTTACTGTAGCCGCTCCGGTTGTAACACCAGCATCACTCGCGCCTGTTCCACCACCTAGAGTAGTATCTGCCCAAGAACCATTAGTAAATGTCTCTGTAGTTGCAACGGTATTAAGTGATGTTCCCGGAACACGACCACGAACAGTCAAAGTTGTTGCATCACTTGCTACTGCTACTACTGACGGATGAGCCGCTGTTCCTACATAAGCCCCTGATCCATCACCATTGATAGCGTTTTTAAGATTAGCTAAGAAAGCCTCAGCATCTGCTCCCATAGCGACATCATATGGTGCTGCTGGAATAGCTTTTGCTGTATACACCGTTGTCCCGATTGTGATTGTTTGACCGTCTACCACAACGCCTGATGATGTGAATACTGATACCGCATGAGTACCAGCAACCATAGCACCTGATGACGTAAGTTCTGTTTGACCGTGAGAAGCCGGAACACAAGCACCAGAACTTGTTAATGTTCCGGTTGCTTGACCACCTGCGTCTACAGAGTCAAAGATTTTAATTGTCCCTGATGAGTGAGAGTTAATAACAAGATTTTTGAGTTTTCCAAAACCTCTTGTTACAACGCCACTTTCTGAAATGTTTTTGTAATTCATATTGTTAAATTGCCTCATTTACATAAGGGCTTTCTACTTCTTTATTTGATCTAATACCCTGTAAATCCTTAAAAGCATTCTCTAAGGCGTTTACTCCTGCCCAAACTCCTCGGATGTGTTGTCCGAGTAGTTCGTCGGTTATAGGGTTGTTTGTAGCTTGTGCTGCCAAACTTAAAGCACCGTTTTTGAGAGGTTCAGCTTTAAAACCTTTTTGAATTGTTCCGTGAGTGTAAATACCTTGCAAGAGTACTTTTCGTACAGCTTCAACAAGTACTTCATCTGCGTTGAACGCTTCGATTTTTGATATCTCTAATTCTGTTAAATATTCTTTCATGTTTATTTTGTTAATTGTTCACCACCCACCTCGGAGGCAATACCTTGAGGGGCAAAAGCTCCTCCTTGTACCGGTTGCTCCTTGACTGCGGTTATCATACCGCTAAAGTCAATTGGACTTAAACCAGATTCCTCAATAAGTTGGTTGAATGCCTTGCCAATACCAGGCACTTGTGTAAACGCTTGTGGATTTCTAATAACTTCTCTAATAATGTTAGTAATTTTGTCCGCATTTTGCGCCATATAACGCTGTTTTCCTTTGATATTAACCATAACCGAAACAGGAATAGACTCAAGGTCACCCTTAAGTGTCTCAAAGAACTTCCGATTACCTCCTCTTTTAAATTCTTCTTTATAAAACTCAATAAGACCTTCTTTTTCTCCTGGTTGAATAACCTTACCTTCTAAAACCTTTTGTTTAACTTTTTCTTCTGCTGCATTTCGTGCGACTGTTTCTCCTATTTCCATCATTTCATCGAGTGTAAGTTCTTCAGAAAACTTGATACCGTTATTCATTTCATCAACAAGATACTTCAAGAACCAGTCTCGATAGAGTACGTCTGCAAAGAACGTAGCAATCTTACCTTGTCGGTACTCATGCATTCCTTGTCCTTGCTGTACAACAAGGTTCTGAAGGGCAAAAGGTGTACCTGATGAAGGGTTTACACCGAGTGAACCTTCGGAAGCAGAACCAAGAACGCGGGCACTCGTCTCTTGTTTCTGTTGGTAGTTAGTAAACGCTGTAAGATTCTGAAGTGGCGCACTAAGCATTTGGGTATTATCACCTTTAGCTTGCTTTAGAATGGTATTTGTCTTTAATTCAGATAGTTTCTGGTTTCCTAGATCCTCACTGTCTGAAATAATCACATTAAGCGCACCGTCAAGCATCGCTTTAATCTTAATAGCTGAGTAGTTATTCCATACTTGCGGTTCAAATAGTGTTTCTACAATAGAACGACCACACGCTCTACCTTTAGATCGGATACGGTCAATTTTTAGTGACTTGAATACTTCATTTAAAGGTTTGTCCTTCCCTTTATAGAGGGTAATACCATTTTTAGAACCATCTTGCGTTGTGTAGTAACAAACAACGTGCATCTGCGGTGTGTATTTGTACTTCTCTCCTTCACCGTTTAGCCAGTATTCAGGTAAATTACCCCTTAATTCATATACTTCAATATAGTTTCCTGGTGTTTTAACTTCTTGGTCGTTAGCAAGTGATACTTTTTTCTCTTGCACAGCCATCACAATAGCCTGGTCTATCATGTCACTATCCCATTTACCCTTATATGCTACCAATTCCGCAGGTGTTAATTGATGTTTAATACAAATAGGTCCTGCCATTACATCAGTTTGGTCACAAAAGGCTAAAGATTTAAGGTCAACCACCTCTGGTTTTATTTCATTTATGTCTTTAATCAAAACTAAGTCGTAGATAACGGATGTTTCTACTACATCGTCGATAAAAGTATCTAACTCATTCTCTCTTGCCCATTGAGGGTGATATTTCTTTACTAGGAATGACTTATAACTTTGTTGCGCGTCATTTACATAAGGAACAATATCTTTAACGTCAAATCCTTCTGAACGAAAAGCTACGTTTATAATTGGAGTTACAATATCATCATAAGGTCGAAGACCATCATTATTACCTGAGTGATACCAAGCGTTTGCAACATTTGTACAACGCTCAATATGTTCGTACATATTCCAATCCTTTGACTTAGTAAGTGGCACCCGCACCGTGCGCCAGTTATTTTCTTCAGTCTTTATGTACGAAAAAACATCCGTGTTATCCATATTATTCTAGGAGGAGATTATTTATAAAAATTGGTAAATAGTCTTCATTTACAAAGAGATTTTTACCTTGCTTGAGATTCAAACGTCGCTCTGTAACATCTTTACCTTTTTTTACAATAACATAAACTTCCGTATAGAGAGTTTCTGGTTTGAAAGATAGGATAGTTTTAGCAATATCTTGAGTGCGTTTTTTAAATGAAAGACCGTTAAATAGCATTTCGACTGAGTATGTTGGTTTCTTTTCTAGTGTCGCCATTATTATTAGTATATTACAAATTAAGTACAATGCAATTAAATTGCTTGATTTACTTCCTTGTCAAGCGAGAAGTTACCTACTTTTCTAAAAGGTGCTTTTGCAATATGTACCTGCATTGAAAAACTATCGAGGACATCATCATGTTGCCCGTTAGGAAATACACGCATTTCATCTAAAAGTTCAGTGTTATCGCCTATTAAGAAAATAGACTTGTTTTCCCAACGTGGAATAAGTCCGCGTATTCGTATTTCTTTATTTATTCCTTTGTGTTTTACAGGTGTAACAGAGAAGAACTCGTTGCGTTTTCGCATTTCATCTTCTAAGAAGGGTTGAATTGCCATCGTAAAGGTAGTTTCCTCCAAACCAATAAACATTGGATTATAAGTCTTTTTGATGTAAAAAAGGTGGTCAATTAAGTCTTTACTGTTGATTTTTAACCTGTATGTCTTGACGTACCATTTATTCTCAGGAGAAACCCAGTTGATTGTTATGCCTGTAAAGTCAGCACTTTCCTTCTCAGACACAGCAGAGTCTATGGTCACATAGCACCTAGTATCTAACTGCCGTACCTTTTCCATTGTCTCCATTTGCACAAAGTCTTTTTTGAACTCTGCCATCATTTCATCAATAGGCTTGTTCATCATTTCGTACGAGAACACCAAAGAGCCTAATTGACGTTGTTTATCCTCAATCGATACTTTACTCGTCTTTTGTGCTTCCTCGTCTGTGAGGGCGTATTTTGAGCCCCACAGAGGCACTCCGTCAGCCATTACAGGGATGTTTCTAACACGAATGTTCTTGTCTTGTTTTGCTCTATCCATGAGCCATGCGATGTTTCCATATTCTGATATGTAGTTTCCTAAGTAAAGGATGAACCCATCAGGTGACATACCTGCCATAGCTTCGGTTATGTGGTCTCGTACTTGCTTTGTGTAAGCGGCGCTGTCTTTAGTCTTGTTAGTTTCAATATCATCACAAATCAAACAATCTGGTCTTTGATTTAAGTGCAAGCGTCCACGTACTGATTCTTGTGTAGAGTGAGCCTCAACACGTATTCCATTCTCAGTGACGAAGTTGTTTATTCTGTTTTGTTTAATATCTGTAATTCCGCGTTCTTTTGAGAACATAACCCCATAGTCAGCTTGTAGTCTTTTGTTATTTACTAATTCATACGCAACGTCAAACAATATTCTTTCAGAGTTCTCACGATCGAAACTGTCGAGGTTCAGGTAATTTCTCTTTTTGTAGCAGA